CGTGAGTGCTACGATAGCCGCCGCCAAGCTCGTGCAGTTAGCTCGTGGTGCCAAGAGTGAGTACGTGCAACTAGAAGCGAGCAAGGATATCTTGGACAGGGCTGGCTTCAAGGCACCAGAGCGGCACATGCACATGCATGCTGGCGACATATCTGTGTCCATCGACTTATCGTAAGGGGGTGGGGGCCAAAAACCCAGCTTGCCATGCCCTCGACCCGCCTATCACTCTTATTTTTGCCACAAAGGTTCGGTAGCATATATGCATGAGAGTAATCGCTACCATCATTGTTTGTTTGTCGTTGTTTGTAAGCGTTGGTTTGTATCGCTTGAACGAGCTAAACAAGATACCTGTGCATGTTGATAATTATTCGACATACAATTTAGCAGAGATATATGTGCTTGGTGTGGTTATGTCTGCCCTCGCTTATCCTTTGTACCCAGAGATTGCTGTAGAGCATATGTCTCTTTACTCGCAAACAAAGCCAGTAAAGCACAGTAATTTTTTTATGCGCTCAAAGGTCGTTCAGAAGGCTATCGAAGATTATAGCAAGCCAGTCATGCTCTCATGGCACAGCAAGGACTATATGATTGGCAATAGCGAAGCTCGGGTAGCGCTTGCATTGAATGGTGCAGTGCTAACAAAGCATGATGACAATATCTTTATAGATGTTCCAATCAAATACCCACGCAACTCTCTTGTTGAATTGTTACCTATGCTTAAGGTTCAAGAGGGCTTGTTCTGGGTGCTTCAGCAAAAGGGCTGGTATCATACAGGTACTATGAGGTGGGCTCACACCACCTGATAGTTTGTGCGTTGAACAGTTAGATTCTTTTCTGCATTTATTTGCGTATGATTAGTCTAAACAACATGCTCACCCTTTTCACGCAAGGCGGCGCTTTATCAGAACACTATGCATTTTATTTGCGTGGTGTTTTGAACTCTGTCACGCCTACCTTTATTCGCCCCGATGTAGATAGATTGATAACAGAGAACGAAGTCTCTGGTGAATACATAGAGGCATTGCGGATTGTAGCTGACAGGCTTGCTCCTAACTTACAAGAAGGTGAGACTGTATCGGTTGGATATAAGAATGTTCGTGATGCACTAGGTGATGTTGGTGGTTACTACAAAGACTTCGATGTTGATAGCATGGCTAAGAACATCAACAACACTCTTGGCAAATTTAAAATCACTATGAAAGATGGACAACGTATTGTTGACCATGACGCTTATGACTTCCCTACTGAGCTTGAAGATAGGATTCAGAAAGAAGAAGGACGTAAAGCAAATACATTAGACTACATCAAACAAGGTTATGAGATATTAACTGATGATGAGCAATTTGCTGGTCTAAATAAAAAGGTTCATTACGGCGCTCATCTTGCAGGTGAGTATTTGATGCCAGATACAGATGATGACAGTCTCAAGGTACGCATTGTTATTCCTAATGAGCCTACCATTATAGCCACTGACTATGACGATGACATTCCAGAAACCGCAAGTAATTTTAGTTTCTCTGGTCCGATGACTACAAAGCGTAAGTCTATCTTTGATGCCTTTATTTCTTCAGCCCAAGCATCAACAAACGATAATGTTGATCCAATATTGAAGAATGATTTGTCTACCTTTCGTGCGCTTCAAGTTGAAGGCAAGTCTCCCTTCCCTATGGATGGCAATGACGAAGAAGGCCGCATGAATGAAAAGCAAAGAGAAATAATGGAGGGTGATGCTTCTGTTAAGCAACCATCATCTTCTTTTGGGCAGGCGTTTTCTCAAGCTCGGTTTGATGGGTTAGATACATTTACCTTCAAAGGTAAAGAGTACACCACGGAAACAGCATGAGTAAGACACCAGCATGGACACGCAAAGCAGGCAAGAACCCAAAAGGCGGATTGAACGCCAAAGGGCGCGCATCGTACCGCACCAAGTCTGGCAAGAAGGGCAACCTCAAAGCGCCAGTCAAGGGCGGAGCAGACACACCGCAGAAGCTACGCCGCAAAGGGAGCTTCCTTGTTCGCATGGGGTCAGCCAAAGGTCCTCTGAAGGACGAGAAGGGCAGACCTACCAGACTGAAGAAATCATTAATAGCATGGGGTCACTCTGGTGATAAATCCTCTGCTGTAGCTAAGGGCAGACGATTGCTTGCCCGTTATCAAGCCGCCAAGAAAAGGAAGAAGTAATGGCTGAAGAAAACATCTCTAAAAAAGACTTTATCAAAAGAATGATAATGGCAAGCCCTGCTTACAAAGCACAGCAGAAAAAGAAAAAAGCTGCTGAACCTGTTTCAAAGCCTGTTTCACAAGATAAAGAAAAGATTGTTCGCCGCGCAAAGAAACAAGCACCTAAACAACCCACTCTTCTTTCCAGAAAAAATAAGTCTCGCCGTGGTGGGCGTGGTGCTCGTTCACTTCTAAAAGGATAATGATATGCCGCAAGTAGGTAAAAAGAAGTTTCCATATACAGCCAAAGGCAAAGCCGCCGCTAAGAAAGCCGCCGCTAAAAAGCCAGCCGCAAAGCAACCCGCCAAAGGGAAATACTCAAGAGGATACTAAGTCATGTTAGCAGAGCTTGCCGCAATCAATGCGGCGTTCGCAATCATAAAGCAAACGGTTGCGAATGGCTCTGACTTAGCAAAAGCAGGGGGCGCTATTGGTGATTTCGTATCTGCAAAAGACACTCTCGAATCTCGTCATAGAAAAAAGAAAGCCTCACCTTTTGGTGATGAGCTTCAAGAATTTTTGGCGTTGGATGAAGTGAAGCGTAAAGAAGATGAATTACGCTCTTATATGAACCTGTATGGACGCGCAGGCATTTGGAATGATTGGGTCAAGTTCCAAGGACAGGCCCGCGTTGCCCGCCAGAAAGCACAAGAGAAAGCCAAGCGTAGGCGCGCTCACTTAATAGAAACAATCGGCATTGCCTCTTTGTGCGTTGCCTTCATTTGTTTGTTCTGTGCATTTGCATATTGGATAGCACTAAAGAAAAGGTGGCTGTGATGGCAGTAAATGCGGCTGGTAACTATACCAAACCTACAATGCGTAAAGCATTATTCAATCGTATTAAGGCTGGAAACAAAGGTGGTGGCTCTGGTCAATGGTCAGCGCGTAAAGCGCAGATGCTTGCCAAAGCATATAAGGCTAAAGGTGGCGGCTACCGATGAAACCAACACAACGATCACTTCGTAACTGGACAAAGCAGAAGTGGCGTACCAAGTCTGGCAAGCCCAGTACACAAGGCCCAAAGGCTACAGGTGAACGCTACTTGCCGGAATCCGCTATTAAGTCCCTCTCCTCTTCTGAATATGCCGCATCAACAGCCGCAAAACGCAAAGCTATTCGTGCAGGCAAACAACATTCCAAGCAACCCAAATCAATTGCAAAGAAGACAAAAGCACACAGATGACATTCCTACACACCATTAATAAAGATGAGCGCGCTATGTTGCGTACCATTGTTAAGAAAGTTCACCTTGCTTATCACCCAGAACAATTTCAAACAGACCGTGAAGCAGACAAAGTAATAGCTGTTATTGGTCCAGAGATTGTTGAACGGATGATTAAGTTCGGGAAAGATAACAAAGTTGACCAGCTTTAAATACAAACCTGATGGGCAAATATTAAAAGAGTTTATGAAGAGCGATGTGTTCTTCCGTGGATTGCGCGGCCCTGTTGGGTCGGGCAAGTCTGTATGTTGCTGTGTTGAATTATTCAGACGCGCTTTACAGCAAAAGAAAACAGAGGGCGGTGTTCGTAAATCCCGCTGGGCTGTTATCAGAAACACCAATCCACAGCTACGCACAACCACAATAAAGACATGGCTTGATTGGTTTCCAGAAGAAGAGTGGGGCAAGTTCTTATGGTCTGTTCCCTACACTCATCACATCAAACGCAGTGATTTAGATTTAGAAGTTATCTTTCTTGCCCTTGATAGGCCAGAAGATGTGAAGAAACTGCTGTCATTAGAACTCACTGGCATTTGGATCAACGAAGCCAGAGAGATACCTAAGTCTATCATTGATGCCTGTACTATGCGTGTGGGGCGCTTCCCCTCTATGAAGGATGGGGGCTGTAGTTGGACAGGAGTAATAGCAGACACGAACGCGCCAGAAGAAGACCATTGGTGGCCCATCATGTCAGGCGAGATACCAGTGCCAGACCATATTCCAAAAGAAGAAGCAAGGATGCTTGTCAAGCCGGACAATTGGAAATTCTTCACACAGCCGCAAGGCATGAAAGAAACGAAGGACGAAGACGGCAATATCGCCGCATATGTTCCAAACGAGAGCGCAGAAAACTCAGAAAATATGAGAGCCGACTACTATCCGAATATCGTGATGGGCAAGACGAAAAGCTGGATAGACGTATATGTGATGAACCGCCTTGGGAGTATTAAAGATGGCAAACCCGTTTATGGTAATTTTGTCGCTGACATCCACGTATCGAAAGAAGAAATTCCGATTGCGGCAGGTGTGCCTGTTTATGTTGGCCTTGATTTTGGTCTTACCCCTGCTGGTGTTATAGCCCAGAAGGTAAGAGGCAGATGGTTGATACTGCAAGAGCTTGTAGCTTTTGATATGGGTATCGTGAGGTTTGCAGAATTATTGCGGCAAGAATTAGCCTCACGCTATTCAACCAATGAAGTTATAATCTTTGGCGACCCTGCAGGGGATTTTCGAGCACAGACAGATGAGACAACGCCCTTTCAGATATTGCGCGGGGCTGGCCTTAGTGCGCGCCCTGCCCCATCCAATGATGTATCTTTAAGATTGGAATCTGTATCTGCACCTCTCAGCCGCATGGTTGATGGTCAGTCTGGTGTATTGATTGACTTTAGATGCCGTACAATCATCAAAGGATTTGAAGGCGGATATCAGTATCGCCGTATGCAAGTCTCTGGTGAACGCTATGATGACAAGCCAGATAAAAACCACTTCTCTCACATCCATGATGCTGTTCAGTATCTTATGCTAGGTGCTGGTGAAGGCAGAGCCATTCTTAATAATCAACAGCATGCTCCTAAACCATTCCAAGCCAGCACTAACTTTGATGTCTTCACCCGCAAGCCTAAACAACGCAGACAAGGTTTATGGTCAAGAATGTAGTTTTGTGCGTTGTGGAGCATCTATGCATGCTCCTATAAGCAGGAGACAGTTAGGAGTTTTATATGTGTACTAGGTCCCCAAAGCCAGTAGGCCCACCACCTTTGACAGCCGAAGAAAAAGCTGAACAGGAAGCTGCAAAGCAACGCGAAAAAGATGAGCGTGAAGCCGCCGAGCTTAAAGAGAAGCGTCAGCAAGATGACGCGCGTGAAAAATCTTTAGAAGAAAAAGTTAAGAAAGACCGTAAAGGAAGTGGCGCGCAATCATTGCTGTCTGGCGGTAAGGGCGGCATAGGTTATTTTGACGAGACGTTATAATGTCTCAAGTTAAAATGATGCTCGAAAAGTTTGAGCGCGCGAAAACAAAACGCGCCTCATTCGAATCTCTGTTTGATGAGTGCTACGAATATGCCCTTCCTATGAGGCAGGGCTTTTTCTATGAAGCTAACGGTCAACGCAGAGATGATAAAATCTTTGATGAAACTGCTGTTGTAGGCACGCAAGAGTTTGCGTCACGCCTACAGTCTGGCCTTGTTCCTAACTTTGCAAGATGGGCAGACTTTGTTGCTGGCTCCGAAGTGCCAGCAGAACAGAGTGACCAAGTTAATAATCAATTGGATGAAGTCACAGAATATGTATTTGAAGTTCTACAATCTTCTAATTTCGGGCAAGAGGTGCATGAATCATTTATGGATTTGGCTGTCGGAACAGGCGTGTTGCTTGTTGAAGAAGGTGACGCAATCAATCCAGTTCGCTTTAACGCGATACCGCTTCCGACTGTCGTACTTGACACAGGTGCAGATGATAAAATTGACCATGTATTTAGAGAGCGCAAGCTCAAGAACATTGACATCCCTATCGCATTTGAACGAGCAAATATATCAGACCGTCTCGCTAGGGCTATCGAAACTCAGCCACAAGCTGAGTGCTCTATTCTCGAAGTAGTCTGTAAGAACTACGAAAAGAGAAACGAAGAGCGTTATGACTATTACGTTGTTGATAGAGAGAATGAAGAGATTATCTTCTATGAGCAATTTGTAGGTTCTGGCTCTAACCCATTTGTATGTTTCCGTTGGTCTAAAGCTAGTGGCGAAGTCTATGGACGCGGCCCACTTGTTAATGCATTGAGTGCAATCAAAACAACCAACCTTACAATTGAGTTGGTGTTAGAGAACGCACAGATGGCTATCTCAGGCATCTATCAGATGGACGATGACGGTGTTATGAACACCGATACAATCAACCTCGTCCCTGGCACCATCATTCCAAAAGCTATGGGTTCTATGGGTTTGCAACCTATCAAGGCGGCAGGTGACTTCAATGTTGCCAACCTTGTGCTTGGTGATATGCGTAACAATATCAAGCGCGCATTATACAATGATATGTTGGGCGACCCAAACAAAACACCTGCTACTGCCACAGAAGTTGCAGAACGTATGGCTGACTTGTCACGCCGTATTGGATCCGCTTTTGGCAGATTGCAAGCTGAGATGGTACAGCCCATTCTACAGCGAGTAGTTTATATCTTAAAGAAGCAAGGCCGGATTGATGTGCCAGTGCTAAATGGTAGAGAAGTGAAGATACGTTCTATCTCTCCACTAGCACAAGCACAGGCCAATCAGGACATCACATCTATTAATAGATATTTACAAATGGTAGGCGGCACATTCGGGCCAGAGATTTTAAACCTTCTTATCAAATCCGAAGATGTTGCTGTCTACCTAGCTAAGAAGTTTGGTGTGCCTGATTCAT